TCAAAAGAACCTGAACCAATACTAGAATTATATCCAAACTTATTAACCATAGAATAACCAGGAACTTTACCTTGCTGTACAGCTAAATAAAATGGAATGTCATCAACTGTACTTCCACCTGTTATTAAATTGACGTTATTACATCCAGACATTAGCAACCAAACCTCATGTTAAACCATGTAAATCTTTCTACTTCTTGTTTTAAATCTTCTTGAAATGAAGTATTTAATTGATTCTCAACTGTTTCCAATGCTTGGTTAATTTGTCTAAACCCTTCAGGACTATATTCTTGAGGGGGTTCAGGTACGTATACGTTTATTTTAGCCATTATCTTCTACCATCTTGGTTTACGTCTGCTCTAAATGTACCGAATCTCCATGTTTCATCAATTGAGGTATTTGCTATTTTTAAACTAGCTAGTCTACCTCTAGCTCTTGTATCAATTTTTTGTGTACTTGAGTTTATAGTAAAAGGACCTAATTGTGAAGATGCACCAGTATCTATAGGATAATCTTTTAAAAAAATAGTAACAACTGCATTGCCTTCTAAGTTTTTAAAATCAGGTAAGAATCTAGATATTCTTAATAAATATTCACCATCTCCATCTGTTGGTAAATCAAAATCTCCAGATTGAATATATGCTGCAATAGCTGTTTCCGTTCCATCTAATGCAATTTGATTTGTACCAACTTCTTGTGCATAATAAGTAGAAGCTCCAAAGGTATTCGTTGCTCCACTTAAATTTTCTATTGTAGGAGTTCCTGTTGGATTGTATTCAGTTGCATATGGATTATCATAAGTAGAAGCATCTGCATAAGTACTTCTTGCTAAAGTCATAATAGACCAAGTATTTTCTACATAGTTATAAACTACTGCTCTGTTGTTTTGAGTTGCTGGATTGTTTAAAGGTTTTCCAGAAGGATAGAACCATATAATTTCATTAAACAATGAGTTATGAGACGCATAGATAATTTCATTAGAAGCATAGTTAATACCAACGTTATCTCCAGAAGTACTAAATACAAAGTCTTCAACTAAAGATGGTAATAGTTTAACCGTACCATCAAACTTATAAAATCCTCCACCAGTTCCCATCCAAAATACTTGACCATCTGCATACACAACACCGTGTTGTCCAATACAGCCACAGTTAGAACCAACTTGTCTAATTGAAAAAGTAAATGGTGGACCAACAAACTGCATTGTATAAGCAGCTTGGTCTGTTAAGATTAAGTTATAGTCTTTACCAGAAACAGCAGCTACAATCTTATTACCTGTGTCGAGTCTAAATGTTCCTGCAGTATTAACTGAAGTAGGTGTATAAACTGAATAGTTTTCTTGATCAGAGAATCTAATAAACATAGGGTCTTGTGTAGATGTATTACCAATTGTAGTTTCTGTTCCAAGATGCACTAGATGTCTGTCTCGATCTGATACAATTGTTAATCTAGTTGCAGTCGGTGCACCTGACATAACTACAGCTCTTTGTTCTAATGGATTAGATAAACCTGGATCCCACACAAATGTTTTACTATCTTTAACCGTAGCAATTAATTGTTCTCCAAAATTATCCAATGACCATGAACCAGGATCTAGTACCACACTTGATGATGTTGTACCACTTCCCCATGCTAGTCGACTCCAAGTTCCTGTACCCCAACCATATCCATATGTTTGTATAGTAGGACCAATTTCTATGTACGGATTAATACTAGCCGATCCTGTAGATGACATAGGTGTACCTGTTTCAGTAGTTTGTAATTGTATTGTAAAGGTATCTGTTGTTGGAACTGTTAATATTTCAAATGTATAGTCTGTAAAATCTGTAGCCACAAGAGAAGAGGTACCTGGAATTGTAACACTTGTAAAAGTTATGTATTCACCTACTTCTAAATTATGTGTTGTTTTATTTACAGTTACTGTGCTTGAACTTGATGTAGAAGTAAACGTAGCACCTGTAATTGCAGTATCTAATGGAGTAATATCATAAAACTTATCTTCGTAATAAATATATAAACACTTAGACGTTCCTATTGCAGCATACTTTCTACCTTCTAAATCATTCCATGTATGTTGTGCTCTAGCAGGACCCGATATTGTTTTTTGTCCGATCGCCGTGTACCCTCCTATTTTTTCAGGTTGACCATATCTAAACCGAATGAAATCCCCATCAATCCATTGTCCTTCTGCTCCTGATGGTGTGTCTGATTTATTAAATCCTGGTCTTATTTGTACGTTTCTAAGTGCCATGGCACTATTTTACACTATCTTATAACTTCTTCCAAGTCGCAGGAGAAGGTATGTTATGCTCAGATTTCACACCTTCTTTCATAGTAAGCATTATATCTCCTGATATAGATATACGTGGTTCTTCTTTTGGATTCTTTCCTGTTTCATGAAATATCATAGATGGAAAAACAACCAAGTTACCTGTAGCTGCAGGGTACTCCGCTTTAGCAAAATTAGTATTATCCCACTTACTAAAATAAGGATCTCTTCTTGGTACATTCAAACCTACCTTATGAGCTTCATCATCTAAAAAGAACAAGTTACCTTGTTCCTCGGCATACGGATAATAGACAAAAGAATAATGACTACTCATATGTCTATGATAAGATATAAACTGGTCTTTAACAGAATAGGTTGCCCAAGACTTTGTAATATAAGCTTCAAATAAATCCATATTATAATTCTGCATTAACAACGCACCTTTAATACCTGATTCTATTTCTTTAAATAAAGCTGCAAATCTTTTATCTAAATGTAAGTTATCATCTATAGATTGTAATTCTTTTGGTTTAACATCTGTAGTTTGAGCATATTGAGAATTAGTTGCTACAATGTCTTTTGTAATAATAGGTATTATCTGTTTATTAAGTTTTTTAAAATTTTTTATTACAGTTATGTATATAGGATAACCAAACCATTTTGTGATATTTGCCATAAAGGCACTATACTAATTTACTTTTAAAAATCTATATCTAATTTCACCATTACCACCTGCACCACCATCAGTAGACCCAGGGCCATATTGAGCACCTCCGCCACCACCTCCAGAACCTCTTGTTCCAGCAGCCCCTGCAGTTGATGTACCTACTGGAGAACCTGCTCCTCCAGAAATATTTCCTGCATAAGAAGAACCACCATTAGATCCACCAATTTGACAGTTATCACCACCACAGTTATTAGATCCTGATATACCTCCCGTTGCACCATTACCTGATTGATTAAATGTACCTACAGGTCCACCTGTTAAGGTAGTAACTGATTTTGTTGTTCCATCACTATCTCTAAAATTACCTGAAGTAACGGCTGTACCTGATATAGTTGCTGATCCTGCAGTTCCTGCAGTGTTAGTTCTTAAAGGTCCTTGAACTCCTCCGCCTGTACCTGATGAACCGCCACCAGCTCCTAAAGTAAATAGAGATCCTGTTGTTGAACCAGATAAAGTTGTATTTGTTCCTGCAGATGCAATACGAGGTTGTTTAAAGTTTGAAGTTTGATTACCTGCTGCTCCTCCAGAACCAATTGAATAAGATAGGGTTTCTCCTTCAACAACAGTAAATACCTTATCAGATATATATGCTCCAGAACCACCACCAGCTCCTGCAGATTCTCCACCTGCTTTATCGTAGTCAGCACCACCTGCAGCACCGCCACCTCCACCTACTGCATACTGAATATGAATAGCGTTTGCTTTAGCAGGTACAGTAAATGTAGAAGAACCTGAACTTAATAATGTATAAGAGGTTGCGGCAAATGAACTAAATACTAGTTGCCATGTTCCTGAGTCTTTAGCGTAGATTTCATCAACATCTTGCCAAGTTCCAGAGTCTTTAGCAAATACTTCAGTAGCTTCTTCAAACGTGCCACTTACTTTTCCATAAGTATTAGCCATTTAAACTCCTACTAATATTTAAACCAAATATCTCCATCATTACCACCTGTTGGAGAAGACGTACTTATTGTAAATTTTCTTGCAAGTTTTGCAGCTGTAACTGCATCGTTAACTATTTGTGCTGTGTTAATTGCATTATCAGCAACTTTATCGTTTGTCACTGCGTCATTAACTATTTCTGCAGTGTCAACTGCATCATTTGCTAATTTAGCATTTGTAATAGAGTCGTCATCTATTTGAGCAGTACCAATTGTACCTCCTAAAGTATTAAGAGCTACTTCTGTAACATTAGTGCCATCTGAATATGCGGCATGAATTTTATCTTGGTCTAAAGTAAAACCTGTACCTGATACAGTTTTAAAAGTTAGAGAGTATGCTCCATGTGTAGTGCTATCTTTTAAAATATAAAATTTTTCAATTGAATCTGGAATAGTAACTGTTCTATTTGCTGCTAAAGTTCCTGTAAAATTAAGAACCATATTTCTTGCATTTGATATAGAAGCGTTAGACATTACTAATGCAACATCTGCTGAAGCTACATCAATAGCTTGATAACCTGCAATCGCTTGTTGTATTAAATTTAAATTTGTATTTGTTTTAGTTCCCCATGTACCAGCGTTTTCACCAGTAGCCATTAGTTCTAATTTTATATCTGTAGAATATGTAGATGCCATAATTTATTGTATTATATATCCTCTAAGCGGCAAGATCAACTTCTACCCAAACAGCAGTATCGCTTGTATTTACCTCAGTCCAAGTGTTAGTTACTCCAGGATCTACGTTAGACCATGCTGTAATTAATGGACTATTTAGAGCTATATTTAATTGTTGTCCTGTTAAATCTACAGGAGTATTTAGATCAATTGTTACCGATCCTGTATTTGTAGATAACTGTTCTCCTGTTACATCAACAGGGGTATTTAAATCAATTGTTTCTTGGCCTAATGTTAAAGATACAGACTGTCCTGTTACTGTAACATTTGCATCTCCAATTATATTGGTAGATCCTAAATCTGATGTTATTTCATGTTCTGGAGAAACAGGAATACTTACATTACCGTCTGCTGTAATTGAGAACGTACCAATAGTCCAATCTAGTTGTTCTCCTGTAACATTTACATTAGCGTCAGCAACAATGGACTCATCACCAAGATTAATTGTTAAATTTTCGCCTGATACATTTACTGGAGTGTTTAATGCAATAGTTACATCATCGATAGTAAATGTTAATGGAATTCCTGTTAATGTTACATTAGCATCTCCTGTAACAATTTCATTACCAATATTGGTATTAAGCTGTATTCCAGATACAGCAACAGTCGCATTAGTTGAGGCTAATGACGCAAAAGGTGCTTCTGCAAATGCTGATATTCCGAATGCCATAAATTAAAAATTATTTATGGCTATTATATCAGAATCTTTTTGTAAGATTAAGTCTTACCATTCTTTAGTTTTTGACACAGTAGCAGGATTTTTTTGTGCTTCTATTTGACTAGCAAGATTAGCTTGCATATCAGCTTCTGATTGGTCATTCGCTGTTACACAACTAATTGCATGGTCTTTAGTCATAGCATCAAAATCCATACCTTCTGAACCTGCACAAGAGCCATACATACTAGCTGAATATTCTCCATCTACTGCTGTATATCTCCAATGTATTGTCTTTACCTTATTTGAGTTATCACACTCAAAGTTTGGGAAAGACCATTCGTATGTTATTGCCATAGTTTTCTCCTTATTATGGTTGGGTTTCTAGAGCTGTTATTCTAGCTTCTAATTCTTCAATTTTAGTTTGCTGTTCTTGGCAAACTTTTACAAGTCTTGGTACAATGTGAGAGTAATCTACTCCCCAACTTCTTACTGGTTTTCCATTATCATCTAATTCATCTGTTCCTTGAGTTACTGCTTCTGGAACTACATTAACTAATTCTTGTGCTACAAAACCAAAATCTCTATGAGTATCAATTCCATCAATCCAATCAAATTGTCTAACTTGCATATCTTTAATATCTTGAATAGCTGAACCAGAGTTTTGTATATTTTCTTTTAATCTTTCGTCTGAAGCATTATTAACAGCAATAGTAGTTGCAGAGTTTGAAGTTATATAACCAGCTTGTGTTCCACCTCTTTTAAATTGTAAATGATATTGTGTTCCAGAAGTATTACTGGAATCTAAATTTAAACCATATTTACTACTACCTGGATGACTTATGGTTTGCAAAGAGCCTGATTCTGGAGAAGTTGTATTAATACCTACGTTACCAGAAGTATCAATACGCATACGTTCTGTGTTGTTAGTTCTAAATGTAAATGGTATATTTGTTACTGCTGATAAAGTTCCTTGAGTATCACTAATTTCCAAAAAACCATTTAATGTGTTATTAGCATTATTATAATAATCTATTTCCGCACCGCCATTTGCTGACTTGCCAATTAAACGTATACCAGAACCACTATTAGAATTTGTAGCAATAACTAAATTTGCACTGCTTGTTGAAGTTGTACTAATACCTACGTTACCAGAACTGTCGATACGCATACGTTCTGCAAGACCACTTGCATAAGTTCCAAACGTAAGAAAATAATTGTTACCATTAACACAATTACTTCTTACATAACTAACTTCACTTGAGCCAGATTGAAATGCTAAACCTTTATAATCTCCTGGTGTGCTTGTAATACCACCAATAGTTAATGCTTGTGCAGGAGAACTTGTACCAATACCTACTCTACCAGTACTGGTGATACGCATACGTTCAGTAACTCCACCACCTGAAGTAGAGCTTTTAAAAACAAAATTTCTAGTTACATTTTGAGAAGTTGCATTTGCAATAAATTCAAATCCAGTTCCTGAAGATGATATTGTGTTTCTAACATTTCCTTCTCTTTGAGTAATTGTTCCACTACCAACATCTAAAGCACTTTCAGGAGAACTTGTGCCAATACCTACGTTACCAGAACTATCAATATTAAATCTATAAGCAGAAGCATCTTCGCTATAAATTAAAAATCCATTTGCATCAGAACCTATAGTAAAACTTTCATGACTTATATCATCAAAATTAGCATAAGCATTAGATGCTCCAACTACAGATAATGCTCTTAATGGAGAACTTGTACCAATACCTACGTTACCAGAACTGTCTATACGCATACGTTCTGAAGTATTTATTCCAAAACGCATACTGTTATCAGAATGACTATATTGAATATTACCTATTCCACCATAACCACTATCTGAAAATAAAAGTTGTCCTGTGCTTGATGTACCAGATAAAAGTTCTAATGCTGTATTTCCAGAATTTGAAATACTTAAATCTTGACTTGGAGATGAAGTATTTATTCCAACTCTACCATTATTAGTAATTCTTAATCTTTCTCCAGGTGTGCTTTCAGTAGAAATTCCTGTATAAAATGCTAAATCATATCTGTCGCCAAAACTATTTGGACTAACAGCAGAAATTTTAGCTACTTCATCTGTGCTAGTATATCCAGTATAAGATATATCAGCAGTAGCAAATTTAAGTTCTCCAACAGCTTCGCCTGTTCCTACATTAGAGGTTCCTCTTTCTAATTTTATTGTACCTGGTGTATTGGTTGATGTTTGAATATGTAAATTTTCATCTGGAGAACTTGTACCAATCCCAACTCTTTCACTACTATCAATAGTAATAGCTGTGCTTGTAGCATTGTCATCTATACCTGTAGATTGAAAGCCTGTGACAATACCTGAGTTTGCAAGGGTTGCACCTGAAGGTATCGTAATCGTGTCGCCCGATGCACCAATGGTAATCGTGTTAGCCGCTTCGCTAATAATATTATTACCATCTTGGTCCTGAATTGTATCTACTTTAATAATACTAGCCATTAACTATTTCCTCCGTTATCTATTACCACACCACCTTCTGCTATCCACTCTTGTATTGCTTGGTAATCTGTGTTTGCTGGGTCTAGTGGTACAATGCAAATATTGGTATTGTTTGTATAAGTTACTTTATAAGCATTAAATGTATTCTCTAAATTGTATTTTTTTTCTACTGTATTAATCATAATTATAACTCCGAAT